GTCTAACTAGTTTAGCAAACGCTAACGCCACCTGAGCAAGTGGAGGATAAACTGCTCAACTTGATTTTATCTTGGCAAAATGCTAAGATTTATACCACCAAACAGAAAGGGAAAAACAAATGGCAAGAAGCAAACCGATTAGCGTGAAAATCGCTACTGCTAAGGTTATCAAAGCCTTAGAAACTAAGTTGGCACAAATCAAGGCTGACTATGCTAAGCAAGATGAGAACGAGGCTAAGTATAAGAAGGCTACTGAAAAGTGGGAAAAGGAAGTTGCTAAGTTAGCCGTATCACAAATCGCTAAGGCTAAAAATCTTCGCACAAGTTATCGTGCTTGGAATAATAATCTCAATGTTGATTTTGACTTAGACCTCAATGGGCTTGATTTTCCAGAGCAACCTGAGCGTGAGCATGAGCAAATCCACCGCCACTCATATAACGAGATGGTAGAGGAACTTGAGAACGCTATTCGTATTCTCAAAATGACGGATGAGGAAACAGTTTCCACATCTACATATAACGCTATCGCTCGTTATCTCTAAACGAGATTTGGTGCTGGGTATCACCTAAGGTAAAACTGCCCACAACAAAACACCTAACAGAAAGGAAAAGCAAATGACTCTAGGAGGATACACATATCAGGTAGGAGATCTCTTCACTACTAGCAAAGTGGGAGTAACTGGAAGAATCAACTCTTTCACACCTATCCGTAGAAATGTAACTCGTGTAGGTCTAACACTTAGCAACGGCGCAAAGCGTTTCGCTATGGTAAAAACTTACTAAAACTAAAAGTCCTGAGCATGACTATAAACTGCTCACTTCCCCGCCAAATGGGGCCCGAGCTCTTGTGATCCTTCTCACACGGGGGCTTTACGGGATAAGTTGTATTTTTCCCAGATTAGTGCTAAACTTGGTATATACAGAAAGGAAACCACCAATGAGCGCAACAGCGTTAGCAATAGCAGAAGCAAGCAAGGAAGCATTACATTCACCAGATGTAGTAAGCGCAGTCAAATACATATTAGAGAATAAGAATATTCTTTCTGAAGAAGAAATGATGAGAGAAATGTTTGTTTACTCAACACATCTAACAGCACTAACAGCACATCTTGTTACATCAGTATTATTGACTGAGGAACAGTTTGACGCTATGCTTGATGAGGTTAGAGAGTTTGATGAACTTGGAAAGGAAATGGAATAATGCAAGACACACAACTAACAACACTGTACGTCAACTATCTCGTGGAGGGCTTGGAGCAAAAACCTACTGGAGAGATTGTGCACCATATGCTTACTAAGCATGACATCAATGAGATGTTTCGTAAGAAGCAGTTTACTGAGTCATTCCTAGCAGCCGCTGAAAAAAAGTTAGCACAGATTCAAGACAATCTAACTGCAGATGGCTGGTATAACTCTGATACCTCAAAAGAAGACGTTCTTAGTCAACTTTGCGAGATTATTGGCTATGAAGCAAAAACAACTCTCAACTGGGTTGCAACAATCAAAGTTGAAGGCAGCACTGAGGTACCGCTGAATGAAGTTGATTCATTTGATTTGCGTTATTTCTTGAATGATGATTTGACGGTAGACATTTACCATGGCGATACCGTTATCAACTCTCACTATGTTGATGACATAGATATGGAGGAATGGGAGTAACAAATAATCTTGGGCCCTGGGATCTGTGGTGGTGTCCTGGGGCCCCCGCTAATTAACTCGGGGGCGATTTGTCCTATATGTCCGATTTACGATTTACGATTTGTATTCCCAGATTTTGTGTGCTAAGATTGCTATAACTAACAGAAAGGTAATAAAATGGCTCATGAACTAGAAACTCAAAACGGTGTTGCATCTTTTGCATCTTTCCGTGAACCTGCATGGCATGGTTTAGGAACAGTATTTACAGAAGAAAAGAACACCGCAGAAATGTTGGCTGCTGCTAACCTAAATAACTGGAATGTTCGTCTTGTAGATGTTGAGATTCCTAACACCCTTACATCAGATAAGTCTTATCAATATGTTGTAAGAACTAATCCTACTAACAATAACCAGACAGATGTTTTGGGTGTTGTAGGTGAGCGATATGTTCCATTGCAGAATGAAGACCTATTCGCATTTGGCGATAACATTCTAGATGGTGGCGGTAGATGGGAGACCGCTGGCTCAATCAAGGGTGGTCGTGTAGTATTTGGCTCTCTTGCTCTTGAGCGTGAGACAGTGCTAGACCCTAGCGGTGTTTCGGATAAGGTCAAGACTTATCTTCTCATCAACACATCACATGATGGCTCTATTGCTATTCAAGCATCTATCACGCCAGTGCGTGTTGTATGCGCTAACACTCTCAATCTTGCATTGGGTAGTAAGCGTGGCAAGAATGCAATCAAGCAATCATTCAAGATTCGTCACACACAATCTGCTAATGGTCGTGTGCAGATTGCTCGTGAGACTCTTGGTCTTGCTAATAAATACATGGATGCTTTTGATCTCATGGCTAAGACCATGATTGAGAAAGAAATCACAGCGCAACAGTTCAACGACATTGTGCTTGCGATTTATCCTAAGCCAGAAGATGAGAAGAAAATCGCTCTCACTAAGTGGCAAAATAAGATTGACCTCATCAATGATATTTACACAGGTGAATATAACGGGATGATTGCTAACACCGCATGGGGTGCAATGAATGCTCTAACCGAAAGATTAGATTGGCATCGTTCTGCTCGTGGTGGTAGTAATGAATCCGTCCTTGCTGCTGCTTCTGGTTTTGATGCTTCTATCACTGCAGAAAAGAATCGCATATTGCAAACAGTGCAGAATGTGCTAGCGATTGCATAAGTAAATCGCAACTCCTGAGCAAGAGTATAAACTGCTCACTTTTTCATGCGATCATGGGGCCCCGAGTCGTGTGATTTTTGTCACAGCTCATTACGTACTAGATTAGATTTTTCCCAAATCTTTATTACGTTGACCTTGCTTTTTTCCCCCAAATATGGGATAATAAAATATCTCACAGAAAGGGAAATAATGCTAGGATATATAGAAACAGATGTAAGAGATATGATTGATGCTCTTGATTCTGTGCTTACGACTATCAACTCAGATGATGACCCATGGTTATATAATAATACTTTTAGAGCCAAGGACCTATTAGAAGGTTTGTTAGCAGAGGGGCATATCTAATGCTACAGCTTGATGAGTTTATTTGTTATAACTGTCTTGAAGAAGACCTTATAGATCTAATGTGTAATACTTACGAGGGTAAATGTAATACCTGCTGTAACTGTGGGTGTGGACATATCTAATGTGGGGTAAGTCACACTCCTATACCTTGCCAAATACCACCAAATATGCGATACTTGGAATATCAAACAGAAAGGATATAACATGGATGTAATAGTCACTATTTGCTACTCTACTGATGACGAGGATGTAAATGCCTCTGTGTCTAGTCTCTTAGACAATACCCTGCCTTATATGGCAGACAATGTAGATGTTGTCTGGAACATTATTGGAGAAGATAACTAATGCCAAACTGGGTATTCAATAATCTAATGATTCAGGATTCAAACCCTGAAACTGTTCATCTCATCAAGGACCAACTCAATCGTCCATTTGAGAGGACATACCAGCATAACTGGAATGTACAAACACAACAGTTTGAACCTAAGACTGTAAAATATAATAATCCTATATTTTCATTCTGGAATATCAAGGCTCCTACTGATATAGAGGCTTATGAGAAGCAGACTGATTATTCTTCCCCCACCCCTTATTCAGGTAATGATTGGTATTCCTTCAATAACCGTGAATGGGGTACTAAGTGGGATGTTGCTGTGCCAGATGAAGGTGGCGATAGTGATACCTGTATGACTGACTTCAAAGCAGACGGTGTGGATAACTGGGTGGGGTATAGATTTGATACCGCTTGGGCTCCGCCTGTACAGGCTATGTTACATCTATCTAATCAGTATCCAACTGCTGTACTAACTCTAACTTGGGAAGAAGAGCAGGGGTTTGGTGGGGAGATAGAGTTTGTGGCAGGTGAAGTCACATCTGATATGTCTTATGAATCACGCTGTAGAGACTGTGATGAGTATGATTGTTTAGAGTATTGTGATGACTGTGGCGAGAATATTTGCAATAAATGCCACTATATGGGTGAGGTAGACCTAGAGGCAGTTGCGGAATGCGACACTCATAAGGTATTCTTGACTCCTGAGTTTGTACCTGACTATAGATTGGAGAAACTAAAGTGACCAAAGCAGAACTAAAGAAACTCATGGCTAAGTATGACTATGAGTATGATAATGACGGACAGATAATCTTCTACACAGGGTGGTATGAAACCAATGACGGAGAACTAACAACAGAGCCACAGGAGGATGAAGATGACCTTTGATGAAATGGTAGCGCAGGTGCTACCTATATTCCCTAATGCTATCTTTGGCGAGATTGACGGCGAGATTGTTGTATCAACAGGCTCACAACTCATCAACGATGAAGTAATCCCATTAGAGGATTATAATGTCTGACCAATACATGGAATATGTCAAACTACATATGCTTAGTTTGGAACAAGACATGCAGAAGTTAGAGTCTGAGGATATTGTTCCTTATAGGCAACTGGAGGCTGCTTGGTCTACCGCTGCACATTTGCTAGCAGTATATAGTGATATCAAATACAATGGAAGGGAATCATGATTATCGCAACAGAGTTAGATGACCATGTTCAAAAGGCTGTGGACGCAGGTTTGTCTGGTTTGCATATTCTCCATGGTGAGATGAACCGCATGCTTGTGGAGGCGGAGGAAGAACTAATCCTAGCACAGGAAGAAGAGGAGCGTTCTGGAGAAGCAATGGACTCCATGGAGCGAAGGTATTGGGAAGGACAGTGTGACGCTATCCAGGCCCTCTATACGCTTGCATATGGGCTCTCTTTTGCTATAGGTGAAGAATCTCCCAAGGCTTTTAGAACTCCAGGGGAAAGGGCATAGAATGGATGACTATTGTGATCATGTATATGATTCATACTGTCCCAAATGCGGGATTGAGGGGGAAGAATAATGTGGGAGCAGTTGACACTACCGCTGGATTTTGATAACATGAAACAAACTAACAGAGAGGAAGAATAACCATGGGAGCACGTTGTACATTTGTATTCAAACAGTCAGAGGAGCAGGCTGTAGCGCTTTATAGTCATTGGGGCGAAGACTCCATGTATGTTGATTTGGCTGGGGCATTGCAACATGCTAAGCCACGTATTGATATGCCAGATGTAGCATATGGGACACGTATGGCAATCAGTTACTTTCTTCAAGATGAACTAATGTCAGCGACGGGATATGGAATCTATGCATGCAATCCTAATGATTTAGGTTTCATGGACCACCCAGTTATCATTGATTTAGTAAATAAGACTGTTGAAGATGATACTGGAACGCATTCAATAGATGAGTTTATTACATATCATCTAGCAAAGGAAAGGTTTCTAACGAAAGCCTAGGAGTGGTGACCCTAGGCACGAGGGTAGAGCGCAGGTCATCCTTTCGCTTGCGCTCCCCTCACTTATTTGATAGACTGGAGGGCTATGAGACGACTACGACTACCAACAAGCCAAGAAGAGAGGGTAGCAAAAAGTATTGGCAAACTACTATCTGACTTTCATTTAGATTTAGAGCAGGTAGGAAAATATATTGCTCACGCATTACCGCATACTATTTATGTGAGAGCAGTAGAAGTTTTGGAGGCTAGCCAATACAACAAAGAAGTTGCTGAGTATAACGAACGCAATAAGTATTATCAGCAAGAGCGTTTGTTCTAGTTATAAATCACGGTGCCCCCGCAGGGGTGCCGTGAAAGCCCCCGAGGTCAAACCATACAAATCGGACATTTACGACATTAAGAAAAATTTCCCAAAATGTTATTACGAACGATCATAAAAAAATCCCAGAAGTTTATCAAACTTTTTAATATTTGTCAAACAGTGATATACTTTTATGTATGACCGATATTGACAAACAATTTGATATCCTAGCTAGCTTCTATCTTAATTATAAGGATGATTCTAATACTAGGGAATTTATAGAGTTTAATGATATTGGACTACCCCTCGCATTTTTGACGGCAGAGGGATTATGTCAACCAACAGAAATAGCTCTCATATATGTCCAAGAAACCTTTGCTATGCTATTGGCTACATTGGGTATAGAGGATACAGGGTTTAATAATCTTGATCATATGTTAGCTACCGCCGAAAAAGCGGGGGAAAAATAATGTCACCTAGAAACTATTTCTTCCAATCTCAAAACAATCCATACTTCCAATCACACGAGTATAAACAAAGCAAGGAATATAGGTTTGAACAAAAGGCAGAAAGATTATTTGGCCGAATTTGGCGGGGGATTAAGAAGATCCTCTGGCCCTTCTAGTATAAAAGACATTACGAACGACCTCTAAAAAATCCCTGAAAGTTTTCAAACATTTTCAAACATTTCTATATTGTTTTATAACATTTTGTTATATTTCTCATATGTTTTCAAACATTTTTATATGGTTTTATATGGCATATTTGGGGATATAAAGGTTTGACAATATAGGATGTTTGTGGTATAAGGTTTGGACATTACGAAGCCGCCTGTCTAAGATGCTTCATTCTCCACTTCTCTCCACTTTCCTCCACAAATAATACATCATAAAAATATCAGTAACATTTATCTGTGGATAAACCTGTGCATAACTTGTGGAAAACTCCATCATTTACAATGCTGTATAATGGTTTTGATGAAGAGAAAACTCAAAGATGGCAGGGAAGTTGAAGAATTAGACGAGCCCATAGCCCTTATCATATGGACAAAAGTACCAGAGAAATGGGAAATAACAGACCTAGAAAATGGCAAGGTTTTCTTGGGCAATAAGGAAAAACATCCATCTTTTGCTAGTATGTTATTACAACGTGTGAATCTAGGACGTATAGGGCAATGGAAGAGAATGTAGCTTATTACGAATACCTCGCAAAAATTCGTAAAGATAATAAACAGTTGTTTGAAAAATGTCAAGTATGTTCAAAACCATCAATAACCGTAGAATCAGATGGATATAAGATTTATCCTGTTTGCCAAGACCATATTAGGGTAGATTAGTTTCTTCCTTATAGGATTCTTCACATAGGGGACAATAGGAGTTATAAGGTTTCTTATTCATACCCCCCAAAAATGCACGACCTTGCTCGTGTAGATCAAGATGAATATAATCTAACTTACCATACAAAATAGGTACGAGCTTTGTGCGACACTTTGGGCAATTGCTAATAAACATTACGATAGTCTATCATAGGTTTGCAGGATGTAGCAAATTGTTATATAATAGGGATATGTTTAATTCTAGAGGAATCCCAACTGCTGCGTGTCCATGCTGTGGCTCATCGCTTATCCGCATTACCGCTCAGTTTGATCCCAACAGCTATGAATTAATATCATATCTATTAGACGATGCTCAATGTGCTGATTGCCAGTGCCTTCTTACTGCGCCAACACCACTAGATCATCCAGAGGCGGTTTTATGAGAATATTAGTTTTGGCGCAAAGCCGTTCAGGTTCAACAAGTCTTTCTGCTTGGCTCAAATCTGAAACAGGCGAAGAAGTTATGTTGGAACCCTTTAACCCACATGCTAACACAGAAGAGCAGTTGGCAGCACAGTTAGAATGGGTTAACTCAGATAGAGGTCTTATCCTTAAGTTTGTTGATAATATGTTTCTTCAGGTCAATGCAATTGAATCTGTAGATTGGCTTATGTCAAAGTTTGACAAAGTAATAGGATTAACAAGAGAAGATGATGACGCTTGCGCTTATAGCAGACTAGTTGCACATCTTGCAAATGATTACAGAGGATCTGCAGATACAGCCGAAGTAGATAACATGGTCATTAATCAAAATGCCGATCTTCTCTCATCTTACAAGACACATGCAGCAACTCAAAAGGCATACATTCGTAACCTTGATATTTTTCAGATTACATTTGAAGAGCTTTATGAGCAGCAGGATGCAAGCAGGCTTATTGAATATCTTGGCATTACCCCCACAAATCTAGATTATTTGTTTGAGAATAAGAATCAGACCAATAACTGGAATATCTAATATGCTATCATATAGATATGGAAAAATGCTTTTACTGTGATCAAGACGCTCTTTATCATGATGTTGTAATTGATAGAGAAAATTTTGTTATTGCTGATGTTTGCAAAAAACATTTCTCAGTTAGCTTTGTGAGCTAATGACTTGTTCTTTTTGTAATCAAATATCATATACTTCCAAGATAGATAACAGGGGAGTTAAGTGGTATTTGTGTATGCAGCATTATAAAAATATTAACCTATAGCGCAACGGAGTTGCGTAGGGTGGTTTATTATTTCCTATTAGCGCCGAGCTTTAAAGCTTGACAAAGCCCAAATAACTTTGCTATAATATACATAGAGGGTTGATGAAAATCCCCTCTTTACGCTCCTTACCCTTTCTGGGGAGCGCTTGGACCGCCGAGATCCCTTTCTGTCTTGGCGGTCCTTCTTATTGTATAATGGTGTTATGTCAATAGTTGAGGATATCTATCCTGTGCGTAGAGATATTGATGATCATATAGATAACTTTGACGATCTGGGCATTGTTTGATATACTGTTTACGTGGCTGATCCAAATCAAACTCCTAAGCGTGGTAAGTGGGCTTGCCCATGTAGCGGCTGTCAAAAAGCTGTTGCACATGAAAGAGAACAATTAATTTATTTTCTTGAATATATGAAGCATAATGATTATGCTGAAGAATTTTATGATATGTTTATTGATATGATTAAAGCAAGAATGCCAAAACCAAAGAAGAAGTTATGAAACCATTATTTATTATTTTATTAATTATATTTGCAGCAGTTAACTATATGGCATGGAAGCAAGGCTGCTATTATTGTTGGCCTGGAAATCCTTATCCGAATGGAGAATAAAATGAACGAAAAAGAGTTTGACGTAGAGTACCCCATTGGTGATGGGGATATGATGAAACAAATAATAACTAGTATACTTACTGATACCCGCACAACTTTTGTAGAATTTGAGGTGAATGATGAGTAAATTTAAAGCTATAGCAGCAGTGGTTGGAGCTCTTGGTATTGCTGGCGCAGTATACCAATACTTTAAGAACGATCTTGATCTTACTTTTGGATTAGAGGAAGATGAAGATGGAGATGTTTGAATTTGTTTTGTTTAGTATTTTTGCAGTAATACTTACATCATTTTTAGCTGGCATACTTTATATACTATCAAAATAATGCACTCAGACAAAGATATTCTTGCAGCATTTATTGATATTCAAAAGGTAATGCTGCCAAAAATTACTATTGAAGTGGGTGCATATGATGCAGATTTTTCTAAGTCAATGGTTGGCATAGCGAAAGAAATTTATGCATTTGAGGCTAGCCCATTTGTGTATGAAAAATTTAAAGATATTCCTGGTGTAGACTACAGAAACTTAGCTATATCTGATGTATCTGGTGAGATAGATTTTGAAATACAGATTGATCAACATAAACTAACATCTAATAATTCAATAATGAAAAGAAATGATAAGGGAAATAAAGAATACATATCTGTAAAATCATCCACTCTTAACGAGTTGTTTGAAGATAAAAAAAATATAGCTTTATGGATTGACTGCGAAGGTGCAAATGGTCAGGTGCTCACGGGGGCATCAAGTATACTTCCAAATATAGGCAGCATATGTATTGAGGTTGAGACAGCAAGATTTTGGAAAGATCAATGGTTAGAGCAAGATGTCAAAGAATATCTTGCTGGTTTTGGATTTAGATTATCAATGTCTGAGCCACAATATACCAATCAATTCAATCAAATATATATAAGATGATATAATCTTACTATGACATTACATGCTATCTATACACTGAGTGATTCTGAGGCTACCCGCCTGACTCCAAATACTACCCATAGTGGTATGGACATTACGATACAAAACATAAATTCTTCGGGGTATGTGTATGTTGGCAACGCTAGCGTCACAACAACAGATTATGGATTTAGGATATTGCCTAATCATTCAATATCTTTTGAACTACCTGGTTTTGATGAACTATTTATCATGGGATCTGCTGATGGCTTACAGGCAGCAGTAATTAAAATAAATCTGGAGAAATAATGGCACGGTTTACACATCCCGCATTTGGAGATGTTGGTGGATTAACTACTGAGATTAAATCATACTCCCCAGTTTGGTCTGGTACTGGTCTTACGTTTAATAACAACCCTGCAACTGGATCTTATATTAAGATTGGCAACTTTGTCATTGTTCAAATAGATGTAGTATTTACAAGTGTTACTAATTTTGGTACTGGAGCATATTCTTTAACAATACCGTTTGCATCTAAATATCATACAGATGTTTATGGTGGATCGGTGCATGATATTACTAATCAGGGTACTGATCACTACAGTCTTAAAGGTCACTTAGTTCCATCTAGCACAACCTTTACAGTATGGGATATGGCTAGTGCATCAAAAGATGAACCAATGGATCATAACACTCCATTTAATTTAGCACAGGCCGATAGATTTCATATGTCATTTTCATATATCTGCGAATAACTTGACTTTAAAAGTTTAGCAGGGTACAATTAATACATGGCATCTAATCGGGTGGTAATTTGTGATATCTGTAATAAAGAAATTGAGGTGCGCTCTTCCTTTGCGTACTTTACACTAAACCGACATTTGAAAGAGCATAAAAATGGGTAATTGGACAGAAGAATTAACAGATGAACAAAAAAAGCAGGTGTGGGATTTCATTGTATTTACAGTAAAAGAGATTAGAGAACAGATTGCTCTTGATATTGAGTATACATATGAAGTCTGGGCTACACATGGTAAAGCAAAGAGTAGGCAGACTAAGAAAGCATTTCAGGTGTCTGCTGATATTGCTAGAGGGCTAAACGAAGTTATAAAATAAATAAACTGGAACAGTAGCTTAGTTGGTTAAAGCCCCGAACTCATAATTCGGTCATCGTAGGTTCAAGTCCTACCTGTTCCACGTTTGGAATGCGGCTGGCTGGTGGTCAGAAGGTGTCTTATAAGCATCTTGGAGTTTGGTTCAATTCCAAAGCATTCTACTGTCCCTATAGCTCAGTTGGTAGAGCAGCAGACTTTTAATCTGCGGGTCCTTGGTTCAAACCCAAGTGGGGACACTGAGCCCCTATAGCCCAGCGGTAGAGGCAGACGACTTAAAATCGTCCAAGCGTTGGTTCAAATCCAACTAGGGGTACTGTATGGTATAATTTAAAAATGAAATTAAAAATTCAATATTATTTATATAAAATATTAAAAATTTTTAAAAGAAAGAAAAAAATAAAGCATGCACCATTTGTCTACTAATATATTTGATCATCTTGGTTTTGCATTTGGACTATACAATAAAAATTTTATACATAACTATATTAAATTTGATAAAGAAGACATATTGTTAAAAATTGATTATCATCAAAATAATTATAGATACAGAGATTTAAAAGATATAGTTGAAGGATCTCCATGTGATATTTTAGCAATAGGATGTTCTCAAACATTTGGTGTTGGAGTACCTGAAGAATATATTTGGTCATCAATTATTGAAAAAACAACTGGAATGAAGGTGGCAAACCTAGGTATTTGTGGTGGTTCTGCAGAACAGATAGCCGCATCAGCAATAAGTTATTTAAATATTGTCGGTAAGCCAAAATATATTTTTGCTTTTATGCCAGACTGTTTGAGATATTTCCATACGATAGATAGAATTTTTTATAAAAACAAAAAAGATCATTTTTTATCTAAAAAAGATGTAACTTATATTACAAGTTCACAATTAAAAACTATGGATTTTGAAACTGGAGAGCTATACCTAAAAGATTCAGTAGTAAAATTTCCTGCCGTCGTAGAAGATATAATTCCTCCACATGAAGCTATTAAACAATATGTAAATGCACTATATATTCTAACAACCATGTGTAAACTTTTAGATATAAAATTTGTCTGGAGCACTTGGAATAATCTTACGGATAAAATATTTGAAGAAGTTTTTTTTGCAAGTGATGAATTTTGTATAAACCGTGACAATTTTTTTACTTTTAAAAAATTTAAAAATTGTGGATCTTCATGTAGTCTTGATGATTTAAACAAAGAAGATCATAAATGCAATTACATATGTTTAGATCAATTTAATATTAAAATAAAAGATGATTATAAGATTTTGTGGCATTTTGCTTCTGATAAACAACATATGGGAATACACAATCATGCACATGTAGCACAAGGATTTTTAGAATCAATAAAATAAAATTTATCGTCCAATTTTTGCTGATTGTTGATTGTTCCAAATAAAACTAGTCAATACAAATCTATCTGGACCATCATTGACCATGTTTATTCCATGCATATAGTCTTCAGTTGAAGGGAACTTTATCAAAGATTTAACTGGTGGATTAAACTCAATGTTAAATTTTTTAAAATAAAGTTCTCCCCCAGAATAATCGTCATTGAGATATAGCACCAACGCATGTGACAAAGATTTACTTTGTACAGAATCATAGTGCTCGTTTAAAAATGATCCAGGGTAATGTCTTTGAGCCCTAGATAGTAATCCTGGATACTCTCCCTTTTTCGTTACAAAATCGTTAATTCTTTTATTTATTGATTTTATAACTGGATGATCTTTTGGAAATTGATATATTCTATCTTTCCATTCATTGTTAGGTTCTTTTCCATCCCTGTCTAGATTGTATTGAAATTGATTATGATATGTTGCTTCCCAATCTTGCTGAGTCAATGATCTGCAAGTATTAATAAGATATTCATGCTCTTCATCAGTCAAAAAGTTTTCCCACAGCTCAATGCCAGGGGCTATTTCTTTACTTTTCATTCGTCTCAATCCTTGTTATTTCATCATTTATAAATTTAGCGGTCTCTTCTGGACCTGCCCCACGATATTGAAATATGCTTTCTTTATCAGAATTATCAATGAAGTTATAGATTGATAGATATTCTGGATATGGAATAAACGTATTAGAAGAAGCTACTAAAGAATTTATATAAAACTTACCACTTGTATCTTTTGCAAAATTACATAATTCTGCCCCATAAATATTCATTAATTTTTTATTACAAGTTATTACGCTTTTGCCATAATATAAAGATCCTTTTATTATATTTTTTGATATTTGTACCGCTTCGTTATTATGTGCAAGCATATCAATAACGATATCAATAATTGGTGATAATGGTATTTCATCAAAATTGGAATTTCTATCATAAGATATTAGTACATGTTTTTCTTCATCAATAATATTTATTAATGCTTGTGCAACATGCCCATTTCCAAGCAAAGCAATGTTCATAATTTCATTATATCATAGGCATAAATAAATTGTAGTAGAATTAAATACAATGGACAATAAAGAGATAAAAGAAATAATCTTTGATGCGCTGCAACATTCATATGCAGATGCTGTAATAGTTCATAAAATAGACAGTGAAAACTCTGCGATTGAAATGGACTACCACATGATCGCATATGCAATTATAGATAAACTAAATGAAAACAAATATCAAATAGTAAAATTATCTGAAGCATGAAAAAAGTTTGCAGAGTAGTTTGAATATTTACTTTTTAAAGTATTAAGATCATCATATAAAAAGTTTTCAATAATTTTATACACAGGTCCGTCATTTTTATTTAAATAATCTAAAACTAAATGTGGAGAATCATTAAATATTGTAAAGGATGCGTTTATATTTTCATTATGGCAATAACTTATTGTGTCATATGAATGTGCTTTTTCTTGATCATCAGACCCAAATACAATAAAGTATTCTTTGTCTTTTGAATATTGTGAAGTGTGAACATTAAAAGTTTTTAATCTTTCAAGAACAATTCTTAAGTATCCATCATACATATCCATATCCATCTTTTTTACAAAAAATTGTGGACAAAAAGCAAGGCACCTTTCAAACTCCACATAGTTAGAAAATTGAACTGCATTAAATGCCCCCATAGACATACCCAAAAGGTATATTTTTTTATCTTTAATCAAGTGATTTACTTTTTCTAAAATAAAATCTGCAGTAAAATTATTAAACCAGCTAACCATAAGATCAACAACATGTATGATATTTTTATCATTGCGGGTATAAAGGTAAAAGTTTTCTTTGGGTTCGGCTGGTGGCTTTAATCCATAAGCAAAAACTATAACTACTGAATCGCTGTTATTATCTATGTGAGATATTTTTATAACATCATCTTTATATATTATTTCTGTTTTATTTTTTAATTCTTTTATATCTAAATTATTATATTCCATCATAATTTAATTATAGCAGGCATTGGTGGCTTGATAGTTACTCAATGTACTGCTATAATTGAATAAATTGGTCTGTAGCTCAGTTGGTAGAGCGTCGCACTGTTAATGCGAATGTCGCAGGATCGTGCCCTGCCAGACCAGCTGAGGTCCATTAGCTCAGTTGGTTAGAGCGCTTCCCTGTCACGGAAGAGGTCGTCAGTTCAAGTCTGATATGGATCGC